ATCATATCAATTTCCATATGGGTTTGTCTAATCTTTTCTAAATGGTTTTTTATAGTGATAGTAGTCGCAGATTTGGTGGGATATTCTTTAACAATGAGTTGTCCATCAATAGCTTTGATCTTTTCATAAATGGTTTCTTTTTCATCTATAACGTCGTCTAAGTTAATTCCGGTAAGACACGCATCATATCGCTTTGCAACGATAGTATCACCCAATTCCAATGTAAAGTGTACAACGTTTTTACCCTGCTTTAATGCTTGGGCGCCAAGGTGAACCAGCACGTGCGATTTGCCTGCTCCTGTGGGAGCAATAACAACTGTCAGCTCGCCAAGACCTAGACCCCCTTTAGTAATCTTATCGATTTTAGTCCAGCCAGTTGAAATGGGATTTCGAGCTTTTTCCATAAACCGTTCGTCAAAATCTTTAATATAATCATACCCAAAATCGTTATCCATCCCAAGACGTAACGCTTTTATAATGAGTTTCTCTATTTCTTCAAACGAGCATTTATTTAGAAGAGGAACTGATTCCATCATCGCGTTTTTCAATACTTGTTTTTTACAAAAATCTAAACTTTTGTTTTTGACGTATTCTTTATCTTCAACATTCGGAAACGCTTGAATGCGGACAAAATAATCATTTATTTGTTTTTGAATAACTTCATTTTCAAGTTCTAGTTCTGTATTAAAAATAGAATTTAAAGTGCCATTTGTAGGATGTGTTTTATATTCCTCTTTATAGTCAAAGAGTTTGCGCACAAATACCTGTAAATACTTTAATTCTAAATATCCAACTTCGAGTACTTCTTGCATTTGATCACAAAAAGACCGGTCATAAACTAACAACTTGCACAAGTTTTCTTGGAAAGATTTTCCAAATACACCTAAATTTTTCATTTCACCTCGATTATTAATAGAACGTAGAGTAAGTATAAATTAGCTTTTATCAAAAGTCAATCTATTTTCTAACTCAAGAGAACGATTATAAAAAAAAATTTACTTGAAAACGCGCTCTTTAGAAGTGGCAAAAAGACGAGGCAAAAAAGATTTTTTAAGACGCAAAAGACGATTAAATCTCGCCTTGTTTCGTGCTGTAGTATAAAGCCCTGTTGGACGCCGAATTTGTCCATCAATTAACTGTTCACTAAAATCATAAAATTTAGATTTTTCATTAGACTTTTTGTGAGGTGGCGCCACATCAGCAATTGCATCAGCATTAAGGGAGGTTATAATAACGAGAATAAAAAAAACACTTTTAATAACCTTGAGCATCTAATATAGATAGTAAATTACTTCTTGAAAACTCTTATTTCTTCTTTTTCATCTCCGTAGCACAATGTAACATACTAAGCAAAATCACAGTCGTTAACACTATTTCTAATATAGTCATCTTTTATTATCCCTACGAAGTCTTTTAAACTCTTGAAACATATCGGACCAATTGGTTTCATTAATTCCATCTTGAAACATCATTATATTGGTTTCAGTTTTATTAAATTTATATTCAAATTCTTTAATAGTCCAATCAACACTTCGCTTGGTTTGTACCGACAAGCTAGGACTATATAACTGCATTAAACTATAGTTATCTTTAACTAGTTGCTCGTTCTCAGAAATAGCCTTATAAGCTTGTATATTAGCTTCTTGATGATCGCAAAATTCTATTAAATATTTTATTGTTACATCCCTTTCATCAGCAAAAAAAGGAAATCTCTTTGCTACTGTCTTTAATCCCACACCAGGGACGCCGACAAGATTATCTGATTTATCTCCTACGATGGCTCTAGCTAAAGCAAAATTATTTGGATGAATACCATGTTCTTCAACAATGTTATTACGGTTTAAATACTTTTGTTGTATAGGCCTGTGTAATACAGTAGTCTCATCTAAAAGTTGATAAAAGTCTTTATCGCTTGACACAATTACTTTTTGATAATCTTTGAATTGAGAATATCTACAAATGTAAGAAATGATATCATCTGCTTCCACCTCATCAGCAACCAGCTGAATTGTGGGGAAATTATTAAGATACTCCATTATTTTATACATCTGTACAATTTTATTCTCTTTTTCTTCTGTTTCAGTGAGAACCTTAAAATTTCTATTAAGACGTATAGGACTTCGGCCTTCTTTGTAATTTGAATTCTTTTGCTTTCGCTTTCGACTGCCTCCGCGACCATCCCAACAAATAACAATTCGCGTGGGTTTTATTTCTCGTGTAAGCTTTTGCAATGATTTCAAAAACCCAACTGTTCCGCCAATTGGACTTCCATCTTTAGCTATTGTTGGGTTGACTATATATGATCTTAAAAAAAGATTCAATGCGTCAATTATCATTACTCTTTCTGGTTTCTTCATAATCTCATTTCCTTAAATGTTTTATCGCTCGTAGAATAAATTACTTTTTTTATTCCCACCCAACGCATTGCCTCCTCACACATATCGCACGGCTTACTTAAGCGTAATTCATCCTGATTATTGGTGCGCACTACATAAACTGTGGCGCCTTCGGTGTTTGACCTTTCTACATTTAAAACTGAACCAAGTTCGGCATGAACAGTGGCATAATCCTTATTGTATCTTCTAAACTTCAATGCGAAGGAACTAAATTTATTCTTATTGCAAGACACGTTTACAACGTTAGATCCTTTTACTAAAACTGCTCCGTGTCTTTGAGTATAGTCTGATTGATGAGACACTCGTTTAGCCAATTCAATATACTTTTTTTCTTTATTGGAAAGGTCTTTGGTTTGCGGTTCATGGTCCATGATAAGAGTATTATATTTTATTGAAATAAACAAGTCAAGCAAGAAAGCGCCGACTATATATTAATTGCAATTAAAGTGCCAACTACGCCTCTGCGTCGTAATATTTTGAGGCATCGCCAGTTCTATCTTGGAACTTTGTTACGACTTCTTCATCCATCACTTCTAATACACGAGCTTTAAACCTTTTATCTTTAAGGAATTCTGCCCATTTTACTGATTGAAATTTGGTTGAGGTACCGTCCGCAAATTTTAATTCATACCACGCGCCGGAACGATCTAAATGATCAGATCCTTGAATGGCATCAAACCAACTTTCTTCATCGGCAATTCCGACTTCACCGCCCCAAAGAATTTTAAATTGGCATTGGCGTCCTTGAGAACCAAAACGAGATTTCTCAATTTTGATCTTTACGGTATTGCCTATTCTATAGCCTTTATCATCTAATACAAAAGATGCTTTAGCTTTGGGTCGCGTAAGCCAAATACGTAGTGAATATGCGTATATCATAGCTTTTCCGCCAGGAGTTACATAAGGCGTTGTAAAAACGTCCGTTGGTGATCGTGTAATATTTGTTTTAAGCTGGTTTAATACTAAAAATGCTGATTGGCTGTTAGCCAAAGGAATTGTTAATTTTGACATTCCTTTGGCAAGAATGCGAGCTTTAACAGCCATTGACGATTGAGGATTGAAATCACCTTCAATATCTGAAATGGCGGGAGTTAACGCAAGACTATCCCAAATAAACAACATTTGACTATCATTGGATTTTAAGAGTTCCTCAATAGTTTCTAATACAAACTCAACTGATGTTGCTTGAATATAAAGAATTTTAGACGTATTACATCCGGATTTTTCTAAAAAATCAAAGTCTAACGCAGATTCCGAATCAAAGTATACAACATCAATTCCCATCTTTTGCGCATTAGCGGCAATTTGTGTAGCCATATAAGATTTGCCGCTAGATTCTAAGCCAGCAATTTCAGTCACTTTTCCTAGTGGAATTCCACCCATTTTGCCCCGACATATGATGCTGTCTAGCCACCGCGAACCTGTGGGGATCCACTGTTTTACAATTGTTGCATTGCTTTCGTCAGCCAAGTCAACGGCGACTTCTTGTCCAGCTTTTTTATTGATCAACTTTCGCATCTGATCAATTGAGAGACGGCCGGGTTTTTGCTTTTTAGCCATTTAATTTCCTCATTTTAATCTTGCGATTTTAAATGCGTGACAACAGCTTCTAAATCCCTTTTTGTCCATCTTAATTATAACAGCATCACCACCATCTCTAAGCTCAAGAATGTTTTTACCACTTCTAGATATCAAATTCGTAATATCACTATTGTCTGAGGAAAACCAGACATATCCATCTTGAATGTCTTGCTTATGAGCATTGATAGCGCTTTCGCTGTCGGCATCTCCACCTTTGCCTTTAAACCGTTTTGACACGGCAAGAACGTTTTTTTGGAAATCCTTATCTCCTTGTTTATAAATCTTTTCTGTCACTTTTTCTCCTTTTTAATCAACAGACATATACATTTTTTGTTTCTTCTGGCATTTCATTTAATTTAATAAACCCAAATTGATCGTCCATGTGATACCAATCTTCATAAAGCATAGTTGGCGTCACTGCTCCAATATCCACCTTTTTTATATTATGTTGTGTATTTGGCAAAATATCATAGGTAAAAAACTTTAAACCACCTGAAATCGTTATCCTTCCGCAAGAGCATTTTCTAACATCATCTTCAGTCCTTGAATAAACAGTTGTGGTGCACTCCTTGCATTCCACTGCATTTACGAACAATTAATTTTCTCCTTTGTTATGTGGGGCACCTGTAAACCCGTGCCCCCCTGCGGTGTGGAACTAGCCTAGCAGTTCAGAAAAAGCCTTATCAACTTGAGAGCCACCTGAAATGTTAGTAACTTCAGTCTCAGTATCATCCGCAGACTTCAAGAAGCGATCAAGAATATCTTGAACTTCCTGTGTAGTTCTGCGAGCAGCAGTAAAGACCTCATCAAAATCAGGCACATTGCTCATAAGCTCTGCAGCCTTTGCGCTATCCTTATGAAGCGGTGAAGACTTACGACGTGGAGTAATCTTCGTCTCTGGGAAAGACGCTCCTGCGGGCTTAGTATAGGTAATTACCAAGTCCGTTCCAGTCTCGGGATCTGTAACATCGCCGTACTCGGGATTGAGGACCAGCCCAAGTAGAGTTTCGTAGGCGCGCTTTCCGAAACCCCAAACCTTCACACCTTCGTGCTCTTCTCCACGAACGACTACAGGAGCAAAGAAACGCTGGCGCGCTCCAAGCTTCCGAGCCATACGCTTTGACTCTTCCGAACCTTCCTTCCAGAGAGCGCGGACGTAATTATCAAGAGGACAATCCTCTCCAAAATTACGCTTTGGCGAAAGAAAACCCTTCTCATTACCCACTTCGTAATGGAACCAATAATCGCGGAAGGGATCTCCATCTGATGGAGTAACAATACGAACTGTCTGTTCGCCCTCTTGAGGACGCCAAAACGAATTGTTTCCCTCACCCTTGTTCTTAAGCGCCGTTTGACGAGCACGCATTTTATTCATATCAATAGCCATAATTAATTTTCTCCTTGTGTTAAAGTCGCCTTGACAAATCTCTCAAGACGCTAGTTTTTGTATTAAAGTGCTACTTTTCTCACAATAAGCAAAAAGCTTATCATACTCAGTTGAATAAACTGAATAAGTTGTTTTCATTTTATCATGTTCTTTTATGGTTTTTACATTATTCTGTATATTCTTCATTAAATTTTCATCTTCTTCCAATTGTTTATTTGGAACTCCATAATAGTAATTTTTTTCTCTTGGAATGTCAAGAGAAAAAAACATTTTTTCTTCGTTGTTCTCTACATCTAATAAGCCAATAGTACTTATGCGCGCCGTGTTAATACGCTTAGTTATTGTAGTAAGTACCGGTTGAGTGTGTTCAAAAACATTAATCATATGGTATGTAGAAGTAATCAAACCGTTTAAAGTGTCCCAATACTTCATTATTGGAACTGACCCCATTATATCAGATATATTTTGATTGTCAAGCAAATAAACGCGTTTAAATAGCCCTGAACGTGCATATTCTTGAAAGACATTAAAAAGTAAATTGTTTTGAAGCTTCTTATCGCCTGATATAGACGCGTCTTTAGGCACAATATACATTATAGATATCTGTGTTTTGTCTTTTATTTTTTCTAAGAGTGAAAGAGAAGCGCCAGACACTGCTCCACAACTCGTAATAAATAAAGTTTCAGCCATCACCTCCTCTTGTAGGTATTTTATCATGCCTCGTGGCAGATTTTTTTCATAGAGTTCTGGAGATATCTGGCGCTTAAGACCAAAAGATGTTTTGGTCTTATTTAACCCAACATCTAATTTTATTATTTTATATTGTGGATAGTGTTTTAATTGATCAGCGATATTACAACCTGCTTGACCTAAGCCTATTACGGTTTGCATTTATGCCTCTTGTTCTAAGTTACGCCGGTTTGAAATTTTTGTTTTACTCTTGCTCCCGCAGTTCCCAGTTTTCCACGAGCTTTTACAGTCACCGCTCTTTTTGCCGGCGCGCCCTTAATGTCCCGCTGAAAAGTGTCTTTAATAAACTCTTCAAAAACTTTATTAATATCAAAATCATTGATGGGAGTGCCAGCCCTTTGAGCCTCTTGAACTTTATCTAATAAATAATTTAATAAATCATTTTCCAACTTATCATCAAGTATAGTTAGGTAAGGATCATCAAAATCTAGCATTGCTAAAAATCCCGCTTTACTTCGTTGAGCATCGGGTAGTTTTGCTGCTTGTGCTACTACTTGTCTAGCATCTGTTGCGCCGGTAACCATATCCAACACTGCTGAGCCTAAACCTATGACACTTCCCAATTTCTCTAAAAGCTCACTAGGATTAGCTTCTAAAAGACTTTTCACCATTTCAACGCCGCCTACTGCAGCCGCGGCAACTTTTAGAAGATTGCCGGCTAGCTTCTCTCCTTTCTTAACAACAATGATGGCTTGTATGG